GACGGTGGCTTATCGGACACAAAGGCTGCTTATTGGGGTTTCTCGACAACGCGCACAAGCGGTTCAACGCGCCACGATAGCAGCGTAGCAGCGTCCAACAGGCTTCTATATGCCGGTTTTGGTGATGACCCGACTGCTGGAACTAATGGTCAAATTGCTGCGCTCAACGGCATCGACGGCGTAGATGCCTGGTCTTATGTGTTCTCGTTGGATGATGTGGTTCACGGGGGTAATGGCTATTATTATCAGTCCGGCTCTCGTGCTAACCAAGACGAGACAACGACCGGCATTGCAGCCGGCTCCGCCACATCGAGCAGCTACATATCAATATTGAATAACGAGATTAACCGCTTTACTGCGCCATTCTGGGGCGGCTTTGATGGCTGGGATATTCAGAAGCCCGATCCTCTATATAACTTAGGAATGGGTGCCGCAGTAACAGAAGACACAAGCTATGCATATAATACATGGCGAAGAGCAGTAGATACAGTATCCGATCCCGAATCGGTGGATATGAATTTGCTGACTGCACCGGGGCTCACAAACAATAGCTTAACACAGCATATGATAAATGTATGTGAAAGCAGGGGTGATAGCTTGGCACTTATTGATCTTCCCAGCGTTTATATTCCGCCTCATGATAAGTATTATTCCGATAAGTCCTCACGCCGCGGCACGACGCCGACAACGGTCGTCAATGATTTGAAGGACCGACGAGTTGATTCCTCCTATGGTGCCACCTTCTATCCGTGGGTTCAGACTCGTGACGCGGCCACCGGGAGAATGCTCTGGATTCCACCCACCGTGGCCATGATGGGTGTTCTCGGAAGCTCTGAAGCCAAGACCGCAGTTTGGTTTGCACCGGCCGGCTTCAATCGCGGCGGCTTGACCGAAGGCGCTGCCGGAATTCCAATTACCAGTGTTACCGAGCGCCTCACCTCTAGGGATCGTGATTTGCTCTACGAAGCAAGAATTAACCCAATAGCCTCCTTCCCGAATACAGGTATTGTAGTCTTTGGGCAGAAAACTCTGCAAGAAAGAAGATCCGCTCTTGATAGAATCAATGTTCGCAGGCTGGTAATTTATCTTAAGAAGCAAATTTCCATCATATCTGCGCAGATTCTTTTTGAACAAAACGTTCAAGCAACGTGGGACCGATTCAGAGGCCTCGTTGAACCATTCTTGGCAAACGTCAAGACAAAATTTGGTATCACAGATTACAAGTTAATTTTAGATGAGACCACTACAACGCCCGACTTAATAGATCAAAACATTTTATATGCCAAGATTATGGTTAAGCCGGCAAGAGCAATAGAATATATTGCTATCGACTTTGTTATTACATCAACTGGCGCATCATTTGATGACTAATAATTTTGAATTGACTAATTAATCTAGATAAAGGAGAAAACTAAAAATGCCATTTTGGTCAACAGATTTCAGCGATCCAACTACAATCCACAAGGATCCCAAAAGAAAGTTTAGGTTTACGGTATCGTTTACCGGTATTCAGGCTGCTCAAGGGGGTGCTGTGATGTGGTACGCCAAGACAGTCACGAAACCATCTTTTCAAATTGCCTCGTCAGAGCACAAATACTTAAACCACACGTTTCATTATCCGGGTTCCGTAACCTGGCAGGATATTACTTTAACACTTGTGGATCCGGTAGAGCCCGATATGGCAGCAACCCTTTCAGATCTTGTCCAACAGTCTGGCTATTCTCCGCCTACTGATGCTACTAACGAGAGTATGGGAACAATTTCAAAAGCAAAAGCCGCCGGCGCCCTGGGCTCAGTGGTAATTGCACAATTAGATTCAAATGGCAATCCACTTGAAACTTGGACCCTTTGGAATGCCTTCCTTACTGAAGTGAAATACGGTGATCTAGAATATGGCGCCGATGATTTAAGTGAAATGTCTCTCACGATTAAGTACGATTGGGCGAGAGTAGAAACTACAAATGCTTCCTCGGCCGTAAACGCCGGCGGAGACTCATTTTTTAATGTATGATAATAAACACAATTTAAATGAACTAAGGAAATAAACCACATGTCAGTAAAAAACTTTAAGTTTATATCACCGGGTGTTTTTATTAATGAAATTGATAACTCTGGAATACCCAACTCCGTTGAGAATATCGGACCCCTTGTCATCGGCCGCGCTACGCGCGGTCTTGCAATGCAGCCGGTAAAAGTTAATTCATATTCTGAATTTATTGATATGTTCGGAAATACAGTTCCCGGTGGCGCCAACGATGATGTTTACCGAAAAGGAAACTTTTCATCGCCAATGTACGGCACTTATGCTGCTAACGCATTTTTAAAATCGGGTGTCGCACCACTCACGTATGTTCGCCTCCTTGGCCAGCAAACAAGCGTCGGTGAAGCTGCTGGTGGTGACGCCGCCGCGGGCTGGAAAACCACAAACAACCCGAGCACCAATCCCACCACCATGGGCGGAGCCTATGGCCTGTTTGTCTGTGCTAGCGGTTCAACTGCTGCCCTAACCGGCGACTCTTGGACAACAACCTCCGGAGATGCGTCACCTGGGAATCCTCTCCACTTGGCAGCCATTTTTTATATGAATAGTGGCTCTATGCAGCTTCGAGGATCCGCCAGAACTATCGATAAAGGCACCCGAACCGGAAGCTTAGTAAATGACACGATAAATGCCGCCGGCGTTGTAATCGGAATGGACTCCAACGGTTTATTCAATCTTGCTCTCACGGGTTCCAACAAGGGAAGCAGAATAATCAAATTTAATTTCGACGACGATAGTGACAAATTTATTCGCAAGCGCGTTAACACCAACCCCCAATTATTGTCAACTGCGGCTTCATTCTTCCCAGCTTCCGCAACCGAAGATGTTTGGCTTGGCGAGACTTTTGAACAAGAACTGAGAGACCTCAGCCTCCAGGATTCAACCACCCTGCAGGGAGTTATTTTGGGCATCGCCAAGAGCGGATCCGTCGCCACGGGCCCGCAGAATATGAAGACACAGGCTTCTCGCGAGGCCGTCGCTGGTTGGCTTATAGCACAGGATCTGAGCGGCAATCCGACCGCATATGACGCAAAGGATCAACAAAGACTCTTTAGGCTTAAAGGCCGCGGCCATGGCGAATGGTTACATAAGAATGTAAAAGTTTCAATTGAGAAAATTCGTCAATCTAACTCGACCGTAACAGAATATGGAAGCTTCTCGGTTGTTCTGCGAAATATAAATGACACAGACAACAAAGTAGAAATTTTAGAAAGATTTGACAGTTGCAACCTTGATCCCACTAGTCCAAACTATATCGCACGTAAAATTGGTGATAAATATACAAGCTGGAGCGCCAGTGAGAAAAGATTAAAGGATTATGGAGAATATCCGAATTTATCTAGATATGTATATGTCGAAGTCAATTCAGAAGTTGATTCCGCAGCCACAGATCCGCTTTATCTGCCATTTGGGTATTTCGGGCCCCCGGGCCTTGAACCGGTGCTAACGGCATCGGTGACTACCGATCTTAGCGGCCACCTTCTCAATGGAAGTGCTAGCATGCTTGCCGCCGGCATTTCTCGGTATGGGGGTACTGCCGACTACGATCTCATAGCTTTTGAGGGCAAGCCACCCACAGCCACCCATGCCGGCCTACTTAATGCTCAATTTTTTGTCGGTATTAGGTGTCTGCATGCGGATGTCGGATTAGGTGAAGGAACTCAGAGAGGAATTGGCATAGCGGCCGCAACCGCATCCATCCACTTCCCGAAAGATAGATTGCGCGTATCAGCCAGCGATGGTGGGTTGTCAGACACAAAAGATGCTTACTGGGGACTTTCTACCACTCGAACGCAAACTTCAACAATTCCCGACGCGTCTGTGACTGATTTTCATCGTCTTCTTTACGCCGATTTTTCCGCAGATCCAACTGCCGGCACAAGTGGTGCCGTAGCAGACGTTGATGCGACTTCTGGTGTCAAGGGGTGGTCATATATTTTCTCGCTAGATAACATTGTCCACGGGCCTAATGGTTATTTCCATAATTCTGGCTCTAGAGCGAAAAACGCATCCGCCACCACAAGCAGCTATACATCGATATTGACCAACGGGGTTAATCGTTTTACGCTTCCATTCTGGGGCGGATTCGATGGATGGGATATTCAGAAGCCCGATCCCCTTTATAATGAGCAATGGCGCGGCGCCTCCCCGACCGAAGACACCAGTTATGCGTACAATACTTGGCGCAGAGCTGTCGATACGATAGCCGACCCCGAGGTGGTAGACATGAATGTGCTAATGGCCCCGGGACTGACACAAGCCACTTTGACTGAACACATGATAAATGTTTGCGAAGATCGCGGAGATTCAATGGCATTAATCGATTTGCCGGATGTATACCTACCCACCCATGAGATTTATAAGTCTTCAACCTCCGCGAGAATTGGGACAACGCCAACCCAAGCAGTTAATGATTTTAAGGCGAGAAGAGTGGACTCTTCGTATGGTGCCACTTTCTATCCTTGGGTTCAGACTCGCGATGAGGAATCTGGAAAAATGCTTTGGATTCCCCCAACGGTCGCCATGCTTGGTGTTCTTGGTAGCTCGGAGCGCAAAACACAGGTTTGGTTTGCTGCAGCTGGATTTAATCGCGGAAGCCTAAGCGATGGCGCCGCGGGAATTCCAATCACTGGCATTACAGAGCGTCTTTCTTCAAAGGAGCGCGATACGCTCTATAAGGGGCGAATTAACCCAATTGCACATTTCGTTGATAATGGAATTGTTCTATTTGGACAGAAAACCCTTCAAGCACGTCGCTCTGCACTTGATAGGATCAATGTACGCCGACTAGTAATCCACATGAAGAAGCAAATTTCTGTTATATCCTCGAAAATATTGTTTGAGCAAAATGTTCAAGCAACCTGGGATAGATTTAAAGGCTTAGTTGAGCCGTTCTTGGCGAATGTTAAAACTGAGTTTGGAATTACCGACTATAGGCTTGTTCTTGATGAAACAACTACCACACCAGATCTAATTGACCAGAAT